TACTCTGAACTGTTCTCTACTACCATTAAAGACTGGCTAGAAATACACGGTGAGTTAGGTGACTTCAAACAAGGCAATAAAGAACCCCCAACACACTTTATGAGATTCAACCTAGAAGATGGTACAGAGGTTGAGTGTGATGTCGTGTTTATCGCCTTCGACAGACCTGAACACGTTAAAAAAGCCCGTGGTATCCAATGTACTTGGGTATGGCTAAACGAGACAAAAGAGCATTCTAAAGCCGTTTTAGACATGTTAGACCTGCGTCATGGTCGTTACCCCTCTCCCAAAGAAGGAATCAAGCCTACACATCACGGAATGCTAGGTGACTCTAACGCCCCTGATGAAGACCACTGGTATTTCAAACTAGCTGAGATCGAACGCCCTAAAGATTGGTCATTTTTTAGGCAAGCAGGGGGTGTGTTCAAAGATGGTGAAGACTGGAAAGTAAACCCTAACGCTGAAAACTTAAAAAACCTACCTGAAGGCTACTATGATCGTGGTCTGAATGGTAAGTCTAATGACTGGATAAAGGTAAACTTAGCCAATGAATATGGATTTGTATCGAACGGCAAGCCTGTGCATCCTATGTACACTGATAGCGTACACTGTCAACACATGGATGACTTTACACCATCCCTTGACTACCCTATTGTCTTAGGAATGGACTTTGGTCGTACACCTGCGTGTGCGTTTATACAACGAACTGCCATAGGCAGATGGATATGTTTTGATGAAATGGTTCTTACCGACTCTGGTGCTGTTGATTTTGCACCTACACTTAAACGATATATTGAAGAAAAGTACCCTGATCACGAGTTCAAAGGGTGGGGTGATCCTTCTGGCAACAATAAAAACCAAGCCAACTCAGATACACCATTCCAGATACTCCGTGCGGCAGGTGTTCCATGCCAACCCACAGCTTCTAACGACCCACTGAAACGTAGAGCCGCCCTAGAAGTACCCATGAAAGAAATGTGTATGGATGGACAGCCACGTTTTGTTGTCCTACCTAAAGCCTCTATGATTCGTAAAGGCTTACAAGGTGGATTCTGCTACCGTAGAGTACAGAAGTCAGGCGAACACTACACTGATGAACCAGATAAGAATGAATACTCTCACCCTGTAGAAGCCCTTGAGTACGCATTACAAGGTGAAGGTGAAGGTCGCTCAGCACTACGCTCTACTGGCAAGTTTACTAAACCTACACAAGCTAAGGTCAACTTTAGTGTCTTCTGATGTGTATGTCGTGTTTACAAACGACAGATCAAACTGGTGGAGTCCATTTTTAAAAAAGGGTGTGAGGCACTGTTATGTGGTAATTCCTAGTGCAGATCGTCTAATTCACTATGGAAAGTTGACAGATGAAGTAGAGTTGTTCACAAAAGAAGCAAAAAAGGGTATAATTGGGGACAAATATTATCTACTAAAATTTAAACCTAGAAAGTGCAAGCGGCATCTTTTTATGTTGAATACGTGTGTAGGACACATCAAACAGATATTAGGGATCAACAATCCGTTTATACTGACCCCATATCAACTACTAAAATACATGAGGAAGCATAATGGGCAGTAGCAGACCTAGACAACCAGTAAAAACACCTGAAGAATTAGCCTTAGAAAAAAGAACCGAAATAGGTTTGCGAAGAGAAAGAGCAAAAACAGAACGTATGCTTAAAACTCAAGCACGAGGACAGTTAGGGGCAAAATCACTAATCGGTGGCATTGGGGTAAAGCCTAAAGGTCAAAAAAGCGTTCAACATAGCACTGGTCAAACTACGGCTATGGATTTGCTTTCTGCATATCGCGGTGCTGTTGCAAAAGGCGATACATCAACTTTTGTAGAATTTTCAGAAAAAAATAGGGAATTTTAATATGAAGCTCCCTGCTGAACTTGGTTCTCTCCAAGACCTTAAAAAAAGAGAAGCAAACGCATTTAAACGCGCTACGCACTGGCATGATCAGTTAGATGATGCCTATGAATATTTTTTACCCAACAGAAACTTGTTTGAAACAGTAGTAGCAGGGCAGAAGAAGATGGACAAAATCTTCGACTCAACTGCATTAGAAGCTATTCAACAGGGTGCAAGTAAGCTACAAGAAAACATAGCACCTATCTGGTCGCGTTGGGCTACGTTTGAGCCATCTCTTCGAGTCAAAAAACTATTAGAGTCTGGTGACTTTAATGTATCTGAAGAAGACATTAAGCGTAACCTAGAAGAGCAAGCTGATGAAGTCTTTGATTACATCAATCGTTCTAACTTTGCTACACAGTTCTATGAACACGCCCTAGACCTTTTGATTGGCACAGGTACACTTCGTATTGACGAGGTAGAAGACGATGATATGCCTCTTGTATTTAGTGCTATCCCACAAAAAGGTATAGCGTTTGAAGAAGGTCCACAGGGTAATGTTGAAACACATTGGCGTAGATTTGAAGTGAAGGCTAGTGATTTGCCTCGTAAGTGGCGTGGGTTTAAGCCATCACCAACTATTGCTAAAGTAATAAAAGACAAGCCTGAGACTATGGTAAAAGCCTATGAGGGCGTTGTTTATTTACCAAAAGCTAAAACATATTACGGTTGCTTGTGGGTGGGTAAAGAAGATCACGTAAGTTGGATGGAAGACTTTGGTCCAACATCACCGTGGGTTACTGGTCGTTACTCTAAAGTAGCAGGTGAGATTCGTGGTCGTGGTCCTGCACTACAAGCATTACCTGATGTTAAATCATTAAACAAAGCAAAAGAGTTCACACTACAGAAAGCGGCTATAGACCTTGCAGGTATGTACACAGCTACTGATGATGGCGTTACAAACCCCTACAATATTAGCATAAGTCCGGGGGTTGTTATTCCAGTTGGTTCTAACAACAACGCTAATCCATCATTAAGACGATTAGACACTGGTGCTAACTTACAATTATCACAGTTTGTTATCAATGACCTACAAATGAACATTAAAAAAGCGTTATTCAATGATCTGCGTGACCCAACAGGGGCTGTAAGATCAGCTACAGAAGTAGCTATTGAGGCGCGTGAACTAGCAAAAAGAATTGGTTCTGCATTTGGACGCTTGCAAACTGAAGTATTAATCCCTATTATAAAGCGTGTTGTTGCTATATTAACTCGTAGAGGACTAATTCAGCCTCTTCAGTTAAATGGTAAAGACATAGATATTAAGTTTATGTCCCCTCTAGCAAGGCAACAGGATGCAGAAGATATACTTACTGTCCAACAAGCAGTACAGTTTGTACTTCAAAATGCCGGTCCTGACCAAGCTAAGATTGGATTTAAACTTGAAGACTTTGGTACATGGGTTGCTAATAAAGCAGGCATGCCTGCATCACTTGTTAGAAGTGAAGCTGAGAAGCAAGCAATAATACAAGCAGGCGCAGAAGCGGCACAGCAAGGTATGCCCGCAGGTGAACAACCAATGCAAGGACAGACTATACTTTGAGTTGGAACAACATAGACAAGGCTTCTTCGGAAACCAAGTCTAAGTACGCAGAAGAACAGAGACTAAAAGCCATTGAATTATCTAAGGCATACAATGGCTGTTTCTCTACGCCTGAAGGAAAGAAAGTCCTTGAAGATTTAACGTCTCGTTTTATCTATGGCAACGATACCCCCTTTGAGTCACAGAACGTAAACTACGAAGCGGCTTATCATAATGGTGAGTCAGGTGTAGTTAAGTATGTGATTAATTTAATACAACAAGCTAAAGTAAGAGGTTAATATGTCAGACGAACAAGCCGAAGTACAAGAAACTACTTCTGATACCTTGTTAGACAATGCCGAACCCACGTTAGGTGAGAACGAGTATTTTCTAGCTGAAGGTATTAAAGGTACAGGTGAAACTCCAGAGTGGTACAAAGCAGATAAGTACCAGTCCGTTGCAGAGCAAGCTAAAGCATACACTGAACTTGAAAAGAAGTTTGGTGGATTTAAAGGTGCGCCTAAGGATGGATATGCCGCTCCTGAAGGTGTAGAGCAAGATGATGCGCTACTCGCTGAACTAACTGAGTTTGCTAACGATACGAATATGTCTCAAGAGGCGTATGGTCGTGCATGGGAACTATTAACTGCACAAGAGCAAGCAGTTGAAGAAGTTAGTGCTGAACAAGAAATGGCAAAGCTAGGTGACAATGCTACTCAGCGTTTGAAGAATGTTGAAGGGTTTTTGAAGAACAACCTAGACTCAGATACTTATACTCAAGTGCAAGACTTAGTAACTACAGCAGAAAGCGTACAGCTTATTGAAGCCATAGTAAAAGCTACTGTCCCTGCTAAACTACCCATTGAGGGTGGCGAGCATCCGCAAGGTCTTACATGGGCAGATGTAGAAGCAGAAATGTTCAAACGCCATGATAATGGTCAGTTCCTTAGAAGTGTTGATCCCAACCATGAACGCAAAGTTCAGCAGATGATTGCATCGTTTGGCGGTTAATATTTACAAGTATGGGTGTTCGGTGTTATAATAAGCGCATCGAATACCCTATCCCCATAGGCTCGGTAAATTTAGGTTGGATGCTGACCAATTTACTGGGTACTCAGCGAAAACCTTGAAAAACTTTTAAATTAAATCTCTTTTTCGAGGATATTAAAATGAGTGTAAATCTATCTCCTGTAGCTGTTACAGAATTTGACAGCATGGTGAAGCATGCTTACCAAAACGCTTCACTTCTTCGTGACGCAGTTACCGTACGTAATAACGTAGTTGGTGACACTTACAAGTTCCGCGCAATGGGCAAAGGCACTGCCGCGGCTCGTGGTACTACTTCTACTGACGTATCTCCAATGAACGTTGCTCACAGCTTAGTTACTGCTACTCTAGCTAACTATGTTGCTCCTGAGTTCACTGACATCTTTGATGCGGCTGAAGTAAACTTTGATGAGAAGCAAGAACTTGCTCAAACTATTGCAGGCGCATTAGGTCGTAGACTTGATCAGCTAGTAATTGCGGCTATGGATGCGGCAACTCCGGGTGCTACTGTTGGTACTGGTACTACTGGTCTTAGCCCAGACGATCTTGTTTCTGCTAAAATCGAACTAGTTAAAGCAGGCGTTGGTTCAGGCGATCTTTTCTGTGTTCTTAATGGTAAAGGTTTGTCTGACTTGTTAGGTGCTGAGAAAACTTCATCATCTGACTACGCTAACGTTAAGGCTCTTGTAAATGGCGAAATTGATACATTTGCAGGCTTCAAAGTTATCACTATGGAAGATCGCTCAGAAGGCGGTTTGACAGTTGATGGCTCAACTGCTGAAGTTAAAGCATACGCATTTGCTAAAGATGCTGTTGGTTTAGCTATCGGTGTTGATAACAAGACTACTATTGACTATATTCCTGAGAAGGTTTCTTTCCTTTGCAACGGAATGTTGAAAGCAGGCGCGGCTATCCGCGATACTGCAGGTCTAGTTGAAATCAACTACGACAACGTAGCGGCTTAGTAACACCTAAGGGGGGTTCGCCCCCCTTTTCATTTCTACATAAAGGTAAATCATGGCTAGTAAAATAGAACTAATTTCTAACGCATTAATTCTGATAGGTGATTTGCCAATAACATCACTTACTGGCAACGCACGAGCGCAGGTTGTAGCTAACAACTTGTATGATAATATCGTTAAGGCTGAACTAACTAAGTATCGTTGGGGCTTTGCTAGAAAAAAAGCACAACTAAATAAAGATGCTACAGCTATTATTGGTACAGAGTGGAATGCTAAATACACACTACCCTCTGACTTGCTTACTTTGGTTAAGATTAATCCTAATCAACCATACCAAATTATCGAGGACAAAGTATATGTAAATCATAGCGGTGACTTGTTCTGTGATTACATAGCTGATGTACCTGAGAATGAGTTCCCTGTACACTTCGCTAAGATGATTGAGTACGCATTGGCAAAAGACTTTGCTATGTCTGTACGCGACAACGCTACAACAAAACAAATTATGGCAGAGGAGTATCT